AGATGATAACGGAACAGGCAACTTTAGAGTGAATTTTAGCACAAGTTTTGCTACGAACGATTATGTGCCTTCATGCACTACATGGCAATCTAACTTTACAACTGATGTGAATGAAAACTTCCCATTACCACAAACCTCCTATCAAGATTTAACAACACTAGAAAATAACTCAAATACTGACCCAAACCATATTAATATTTCTTTCCACGGAGACCTAGCATGAGCAATCTAGTCGTATCAAACATCTCCGATGGCACAACATCCGTAGGCACTGGCTATGTCGTCAATGGGTCGGCTAAGGCGTGGGTTAATTTTGATGGCACTTCTACGATTTTTATTCGGGATAGTCATAACGTTTCTGGGTTGGTTGATAATGGAGCTGGTAGCTATACCATAAACTTCTCCAATTCTTTTTCAGCAACAACATACAGTAACGCACTTACGGCTAGAGGCATCGCAGCTACCATAGGTAGTTGTGGTACTGAAAACCATGATGTTGGCAGAAACACTGGATCGTTGTCAGTTTATTCATTGCGAGTTGATAATGGGAGTGTGATTGATACACTTAGTTTTAATGCACAAATACAAGGAGACCTAGCATGACGCAGCATCTCTGGGAACGCCTACTAGAAGCTAAGTCACGGCTAGAGCCTGTGCAGTCTAAGTATCGTGTGTTGTTCGAAGACCCTGCCACACCAGACGAACCAGCCAAGGTGCTTGTCCCTGACCCAAACTGGATGGCTGCGGCACTAGAGGGTGACATTCTGCCACCTATTGACACCTATCAGCGTGACCGTTTGGTGCCTGACGGACAGCCAAAGGAACACCCCTACGCAGAACCTATCGGTGCTATGACTGAGGAAGAAGCGATAGAGTATCTGGTAATGAAAGACATAGACCCTGCCGTATGGCGGGACTACAAAGGTAACAGAACGATTATGAAGATTGTACCTGTTGAAATGATCCCTTCGGATCGGTCATTTAGAAACGCATGGAGAATTGCACAATGACAACTTACATCAATATCAACGGAGATGTTCGTGATGCAGCATCTCTTACCGTTCCAACAGACCGTACCTTTCGTGGGGCATGGACATTCAATGGTGATGCTGTCGAAGTAGACATGACAGCGGCTGTGGCAATCCACAAGGACAACCTACGGGCTGAACGTGCGCCACGTCTGGCTGATCTGGATGTTGCCTACATGAAGGCTCTGGAATCTGGCACAGGTGCGGCTGAGATTGCAGCACAGAAGGCAACACTGCGTGACATCACAGACGATGCACGTATTGCAGCGGCAACTACACCTGATGAACTCAAGGCATTGGACTTAGCTACACTGCTAGGAGAATAAGATGAGCAAGGCACGACAGTTAGCAGACTTGGGTAACGTCTACGACGATGGTGCCTTGTCGAACAGGAATATGGTGGTGAACGGTGCAATGGTTATTGACCAACGAAACAGCGGCTCAAGCATTACCCCAACAGCATGGACATATAGCGTTGACAGGTTTCGTGCTGAAATATCCCAAGCCTCAAAGCTTTCAGTTCAACAGAATGCGGGATCAGTAACCCCTCCTGTTGGGTTTTCAGATTATTTAGGCGTGACTTCATTATCATCTTACACGTTAGTAACGGGGGATTATTTTTACATAAACACTCAGGTTGAGGGTTATAATTCTGCCCAACTTGGGTGGGGAGCAAGTGGCGCAAAAGATGCCACCTTGTCTTTTTGGGTAAGATCAAGCCTTACAGGATCGCATAGTGGCGCATTAAGGAATGGCGGCAATACTAGATCATATCCCTTTACTTTTACAGTTAGCACGGCGAACACTTGGGAGCACAAAACTGTAACTATTGAGGGTGACATTTCTGGGACGTGGGCTACTGACAACACTTCTGGTGTGCAGATTAGCTTCAGCCTTGGGGGTGGAACCACTTTTCGTGGAGCAGCAAGCGCTTGGGCTTCGGCAGATTATCGTGCGGGTGTAACAGGGGCAGTTGATATTGTTGGAACCAACGGAGCAACTTTCTACATCACAGGCGTTCAACTAGAAGTAGGCGACACAGCCACCCCCTTCGAGCATCGGTCATACGGGGATGAACTGGCGAGGTGTGAAAGATATTATCAGCAATGGACGGCGGGTGGTACTACCCCCTATTTGGCAACAGGACGGAATCATAGTAGCACTCAATCTATTTTTTCCCTTACCTACCGAACTGAGATGAGGGGCAGACCAACTCTTTACATTTCATCGACTTCTGACATAAGAGTTTACGATGGTAATGACCGAACATGCACAGGGATAACGCTGAACGGAAATGCGTTTAATACCTGTGGTTTTAACGTAACTGGGCTGTCGTCTGGGGTGGGCAACAACTATGTTGCTCAAGCGTATTTTATTTCTACAAGCGGATATTTTGCTTTAGATGCGGAGTTATAAAAATGAACATTACATCAGCGCAATACGTCAAGGATTTCCGCACAGATGAAAACATTAGTATTACTGTTGTCTGCGATGGAGAAACTATATCTGTGCCTCTTGCTTCTGAAAACCGTCACTACGCAGAGATCATACGTCAAGTTGAGGCTGGGACGCTTGTGATACAAGAGGCTGACTGATGGCTCCTGAAGAACTTGAATCAATGTTAGATAGAGCAGCTAAAAAAGGTGCAGCAGAGGCATTGCGTTCTTTAGGATTACACGATGAAGGTGCAGCAGGTGATATACGTGATATGCGTAGTTTACTTGACGCATGGAGAATGACCAAGAAGAGTATCTGGTCTACAACCGTTAAGATGGGTACAGTAGCTGTACTAAGCTTTATAGCTGCTGCAATGTGGATGTCTTTAAAGTAAATGTCAGCTTTAGATCAAATAAGAATAGCTGCTGAAGATGATCTGGTAACCTTTATTAAACTTATAGCACCAGAGCAAGTACTAGGGCAATGTCACGAAGATGTCTGCAATTGGTGGACAAGAGAAGATAATAAGTCGCATCAGCTACTCCTATTCCCTAGGGACCACGGCAAGTCACGGCTTATAGCTTACAGGGTAGCATGGGAACTAACCAAAGACCCAACACTTAGAATACTTTATATCTCAGCAACAGCTAACCTAGCAGAGAAACAACTAGGCTTTATCAAAGGCATACTTACATCTGAGATATACAGACGGTACTGGCCTGATCACGTAAACTTTGATGAAGGCAAACGTACACGATGGACCAACTCAGAGATTATGTTGGATCATCCTTTAAGGAAGAAAGAAAATGTTAGAGACCCTTCGATCTTTACTGGTGGACTTACGACTTCGCTTACAGGACTTCATTGCGACATCGCAGTCCTTGATGATTGTGTCGTTTACGAAAATGCTTACACAGGCGAGGGAAGGAATAAAGTCAAAAGTCAATACTCTCTTCTCTCCTCTATTGAAGGTGCTGAAGCGAAAGAGTGGGTCGTAGGTACTAGGTATCATCCTTCTGATCTGTACAATGATCTTCTTCAAATGATGGAAGACCAGTACAACGAGAACGGTGAGAAGACAGGTGAAGAGAATATCTACGAGGTATTCGAGAAACCAGTGGAAGACCTAGGGGATGGCACAGGTGAGTTCCTCTGGCCTAGACAGCAACGTAAAGACGGTAAGTGGTTTGGGTTTGACATTAAGATTCTCGCTAAGAAACGGGGTCAGTACTTAGACAAAGGCCAGTTCAGAGCACAGTACTACAACGACCCTTCTGATCCAGACAACGTACCCGTAGGCAGCGAAAAGTTTCAGTACTTTGATCGTAAGCATTTAAAAGAAGAAAACGGATACTGGTTCTATAAAGACAACAAGTTAAACTTATATGCAGCCGTTGACTTTGCATTTAGTTTATCTAAGAAGGCTGACTCAACAGCTATCGTTGTCATAGGAATAGATGCCGACAACAATGTTTATGTCTTAGATATTGACAGGTTCAAGACTGATCGCATCTCAGTTTACTTTGATCACATCTTTCATCTGGTCAACAAGTGGTCATTCAGAAAAATGAGGGCCGAAACAACAGTAGCTCAGATGGCTATTGTCAGACAACTAAAAGAACTAATCAAACAACATGGGTTGTCTTTAAGTATCAACGAGTACAGACCTAATAAGAACCAAGGCAACAAACAGGAACGGATAGCTTCTATTTTGGAACCTCGTTATGATAACATGAGCATGTGGCACTACAGGGGTGGCAACATTCAAATACTAGAAGAAGAGTTGTCTTCTCGTAACCCTGCACACGATGACGTTATAGATGCCTTAGCTTCAGCAGTTGACATGGCAGTTAAACCTTCTAGGAAAATCTTTAGAAGCAGAGACAACGTTGTACAGTTTAATAAAAGATTTGGAGGCGTTAGCTTTGGCTAAAGGTACTTTAAACAAACCAAGAGAAAAACAATGTTATCTTTGTGGAAAATCCTTTCTTCAAGTTAGTTGTAAAGGTTCTTCATTTTGTTCTACTAGCTGCCGAAATAAAAGTAAAATATCTAATGATTTAGAGTATAAATTTAATAGACTTTGTAATTCTGCAAAAAATAGAGCAAAAATAAAATCGCTACCTTTTGATTTAACTGTAAAATATCTTTTAGATTTATATGAAGAACAAGAAGGCTTGTGTGCTTTAACTTCTGTTGCTTTTGATTTTGAACCTCACTCAAGAAAAAGTGTTGCAAACAAAGATACAATATCTCTTGATAGGATAGAACCAGATATGGGATATACAAAAGAAAATGTAAGGCTTGTAACTTTTCAAGTAAACTGTGCAAAAGGTTTTTACACAGATGAGGAGTTTTATGAAATGTGTGCAAATGCTCTAAGGAATAGAATGTAATGGCTGGAACAACTATTGATCTCTATTCTCTTATAGCTCCTCACGCATTAGCTACGGAGATTGCAGACAGATGGACTATTTGGAATAACTCACGTCAGCAAAAGATCGAAGAGTGGAAAGAAAT